CGATACAGCTTCTGGAACTTTTACTTTATTAATTCGTCAAGGTAACGATACTACTAATACTCCTTCTGTGTTAGAAACTTGGAGTGGTTTATCATTAGATCCTAAAGCATCTAATTTTATTGGATCTGTAATTGGTGATTATAATTACTATTATAATTCTTCAAATAATCAAGTTGAAGTATCTGGTTCTTATCCTAATAAATCAGCATATGTGCGTGTTAAATCAGTTAATTTAACTACTCCTGATTATTTTGATAATAATGGTGTTGCAAAATCACAATACACTTCTTCTCTTCCATTAGTAGCTAGTGGATCATTTACAAGCGCTACCGGTGATATTAAAGCAGGTGCTTTATTTTATAATTCTATTGGATCTGGAAATACTCAAGGCTTAGTATCTGATAACTATACTAATATGATTAATTTGTTAAGCAATAAAGATGACTACAAATACAACGTATTAGTTACTCCTGGTTTATATAAAGCAGATTATGGTACTCCTATTTCAAATATTATAATAAATACTCAAAATCGCGGAGATGCAATTTATGTAGCGGATATGGTAGCTTATGGTTCAACCGTAGCAACCGCTGTTACTAATGCTGCCACTATCGATAACTCATATGCTACTACTTACTGGCCTTGGTTGCAAATTTCTGATCCTGAAACTGGTAAAAACGTTTGGGTTCCTGCTTCAACTATGATGCCCGGTGTTTATGCATTTAACGATAGCGTTGCTGCTGAATGGTTTGCTCCCGCTGGATTTAATCGTGGTGGTTTAGGAAATGTATTGCGTGTTGAGCAAAAATTATCTCAATCAAGCCGTGATAGCTTATATCTAGGTAAAGTTAATCCAATCGCTACTTTCCCAGGCCAAGGCATTGTAGTATTTGGTCAGAAAACATTACAGACTAAAGCAAGCGCTTTGGATCGTGTAAACGTTCGCCGTTTGTTGATTGCTTTAAAAAACTATATTGGTGGTGTAAGTAATAACTTAGTATTTGAACAAAATAGTATTGCAACTCGTAACAGTTTCTTGTCTCAAGTTAATCCATACTTAGCATCAGTACAACAACGTCAAGGTTTATATGCCTATAAGGTAGTAATGGATGAATCAAACAACACAGCTGATGTGATTGATCGCAACCAACTAGTAGGTGCTATTTACATTCAACCAACTAAAACTGCTGAATTCGTAGTGTTGAACTTTAATATTCTTCCTACTGGAGCCTCTTTTGAATAATAATATTTATAATAAAATAAGAACATGGCAATTTTAAGCTCTAACGAAATATTTTTCACCGCCTTTGAACCTAAGGTAAAGAACCGTTTTATCATGTACGTAGATGGTTTTCCATCATATATGATTAAAGGAATTAATGGATTAGGATTTGATCAAGGTGAAATCAAATTAAACCACATCAACGTTTACCGTAAAATCAAAGGTAAAATGTTGTGGAATGATGTAACCTTGACATTATTCGACCCTATTACTCCTTCAGGCGCTCAAGCAACTATGGAATGGGTTCGTTTACACCATGAATCAGTAACTGGCCGTGATGGTTATGCTGATTTTTATAAGAAAGATATTGTGTTGGATGTTTTAGGTCCAGTAGGTGATATTGTTTCTGAATGGGTGTTGATGGGTGCCTTCATTAAATCAGCCGATTTCGGTGAATATAACTGGGATACGGAAGCTGAAGCACAAAATCTTACTATGACATTAGGTATGGATTACTGTGTATTGAACTTCTAAAAAGTACTATACATTTTTTCAAGAAAGGCTTGTCTTTTGGCAAGCCTTTTTGTATTTTATATATTTATATACAACATTAAAGTTATAATAAATTATGAGCGAATTTAAAATGCCCACCGAAGTTGTAGATTTACCATCCAAAGGTCTACTTTATCCAAAATCAAACCCATTATCTAGTGGAACCGTTGAAATGAAGTATATGACGGCTAAAGAAGAAGATATTCTTACTAACCAATCATATATTCAAAAAGGCGTTGTGTTAGATAAATTGTTACAAACATTAATTGTATCTAATATTGATTACAATGACTTAATTATTGGTGATAAGAATGCAATTATGATTGCTGCCCGTATTTTGGGATATGGTAAAGATTACTCATTTCAATACAGAGGACAAGATGTAACAGTTGATTTAACTACAATGCAAGATAAGCCATTTGATGAATCACTTATATCCCCAGGTATTAATGAATTTAAATTTACCTTACCTAAATCAAATACTAACTTAACCTTTAAAATCTTAACACACGGGGATGAATTAAAAATTGACCGTGAATTGGAGGGATTGAAAAAAATTAATAAAGATAACGTTCCCGAATTATCAACTCGTTTAAAGTATATGATTACTTCTATCGAAGATAACCGCGAGCCTAAGGTAGTTCGCGAGTTCGTCGATAACTATCTTTTAGCGCAAGATTCGCGCGCATTACGCGAGTATATTCGCCAAGTACAACCCGATATTGACCTAAAATTTGACTTTGATGGACCAAACGGCGTTGAGGAGGACGTTAATTTACCTATTGGGCTTAGCTTTTTTTGGCCTGACTCCCGAGTATAGGAAAGCCATGTTTGATCAAATACACCAGATTGTATTTCACGGTAAAGGTGGATATACATTTCCTGATGTGTATAACATGCCTATATGGTTGCGCATATATACTTTTAACCAAATTAAAACTTGGTACGAGGAACAAAATAAAGAAAAAGATGATATTGATACCTTTACTAGCAAAGTTAAATCAGGACAAGTACAAGTTCCCGACTATGTTAAAGGTGCTAAATTAAAATACAACGGGGGCACTACACAAAAGTAGTGCCTTCAAATATTTATAACAAATGGCTACACCCGAGGAATTAAGACGACAGCAAGAAGAAAATGAACTTCTTGAGAAGGAAAACGAGATCCTACGAAGACGCCTTGAATTACAAAATGAAAGTTATTCGCTATCTACATCTTACCTAGAATCAATAAAAGAAATTTTAGGGATTCAATCTAAACGAACCCAATTTGAAAACGATACTTTAGATATTAATAAAAAAATTCAAAGAGCTATTCGTGATCAAAGTTTAGATTTAGAAGATTCAATTGAAAAGGTAAAACAGGTTAGCAGAAATAAAAAATTAATTTTAGAGGCACAAAAGCAAGAAATTAGTTTAGAGGATAAAGTTGTAGGAATAAATCGACAACGAGTAGACCAAGCTAGCGACCTTACTAAGGAATTTAAAAAATCACAGGATGAACTTAAGGAGTTACTTAAAGGTTCTAAAGAAGATAAACTTATAAATGCTGATAGAATTAAGCAATTACAAAAGCAAAGTACAGAGATTGAAAATAATTTAAATACTACCCTTGAAGAAATGTCAACTAATGCTCGTTTGTTGTATTATATTAGACAACAAATAACAGTATTAAAAGATGTAAATAAGGAACAAGAAAAAAACTTAACAACCACTGATAAATTAGTAGCAGCCGCTAATAAACTACCAGGTGAATTAGGTAAATCCGTAAAATTAGTAATGGATTTAAGAGCAGGTGGGCAACTAGCTGCTTTAGCTATTGGAGCATTTTTAGTTAAAGCACTCCTACAAGCTGATGAAAAAATTACAAATTTACAAAAAGCATTTGGTATTACTCGTGGAACAGCAAAAGGGATTTCATTAGAACTTGAAAGACAAGCCATTACCTCGGGTGATATTTTTATTACTAGTAAAAAACTAAACCAATCATTCAGGGAATTAAGTGCTGAATTAGGATTTGCCGCAGACATTTCAGGACAAACCTTAGAAACATTTACTAATTTAACACAACGATTAGGATTCAATACTAAAGAGGCAACTCAATTAACGTATTTAGCGCGTTTACAAGGCGAAAATACTGAAACTACGTTAAATAATGCATCTAAAACTGTAAGCGCATTAAACCGACAAAAAGGTACAGCTATTAACATTAAAACCGTATTTAACGACATTGCAAATGCTAGTGCTGCTACAGTTGTTAGTTTAGGTGGA